GCATTCGCCACAGGCAGGAAGCCAAGTAACCACAACGCCCTCCACCATCCCACCAACCAAGGATCACACCACGTGAGCACCTCCTAGGATCGCGTTTGCTCTGATGCATCCAGCCCGCGAGCCTACCACCGCGCCCGTGCTATCATCATTGCGCGCTCGCTTGGCACCCGCGCAGCCGCAGCTTACCTGCGCAACCTTGGGTACAGGCTGGAATATGCGCTCGCTATCCTCGCAACTAATAACCACCCCACCGCCACCAGCTAGCACCTAGCACCTACCACCCCACCTACCACCACCCACCAGCCTACAGCGCCCGCCAGCCTGTAGGCTTCTTTCTCCCTCCCAGATGCGAACGCTTCTCATTCCGCCCCGGCCACGCGCGCCGCTCGTCGCTTCGCTCCTCGCAATACAGGCTCCTTACGTCGCAACTGCAAAGGCGAAAGGTTAGAAGAGAGCTGTCATGTCCAGATCAGATTCATCCTCTGCAAGGTCTGCCGCAGCGTTGCGCTCATCCTCGCGGCGCTGCACTTCCGTTGTGATCTTCTCGAGGATGCTTGCCCAAATCCAGTTCGAGTTATCTGCTTCCACGAGGGAAACAATCCAGACGAGGCCAGAATTCAGAGCTTCTTCAGAGTGGAGCTTCGCGCCGGTGGTGGATGCGAAGGACAAAGCGAAATCCTTACGCTTGAGCATTTGGGCAGAGAATTGCCTGCGGACATTATCAGGGAGTTGAGCTTCCTCGCTCAAGCCCTTGAGCTTCAGCAAGCGGTGCAGTGCTTGCGCTTGCACAGTGTTCCAAGCTGCGCTGATAGCCTCCTTCGTGAGACGTTGCGTGGAGCCTTCGCTGCGAAGAGCGGAGATGAGATCAGCTTCCGTAATGGTGACGATCTGCTCAGCGTCTCCGCTGGTTGCAAGCAGATCAGTCGGAAGTTTGCTGGTGACGAGCTTGTTATATGCAGCGGACAATCCCGCAAGAGCTGCGAGCTTCACGAGTTCGTTAGCTTCCGCTGCGATCGCTTCCGGGATGACGACTTTCCCGTAATGAGGCTTGAACGCAGCGGGAATTTCCTTCCCATCCTTCTTCACGCTGCGCGTTGCACGGATGATGATGAGTTCATTCGCTGCGGTGGCTTCAAGAGTCTTCGTGCTGAAAGTGATTTGGTTCGCGGTCATGGTGATTTCCTTCTGCGCTGTTGCGCGTTATTGGTGGGTTCGCTGCTACCGCTGCTAACTTAGCAGCAGATTCCATTATAGATCATTCCCTGCGATCTGCTCGCCGCTACGAGCTTTCCAGCCATGATATTTCCCTATCGCTCGCTTCCTGTCGATTAGCTTGCTTCATCTTAGCTTCCGCCTATCGCTTCCTGCTTCTGGCCTTGCTGCTTCTATCCTTGCTTCCTGCTCTGCCTTCCGTCGCGATTCATTCCCTGCTGCTTCTGTGTTCCGCTAAACAGCTTGGTGCTTGCTTGGATCAAAATTGTGTGGAGTTCTAGGAAACTAAACAGCGTTGAGATTCTTAGCTCTTGCTTCTCTTCAGGCTGTAACTTCCAGCTCTGCGCGCTCTGCGGGGCTCGCGCAATCCAGAATTAGCTGTGGCGATTAGTGTTTGTGTTTGTGTTTGCTGCTGGTTGTTGTGATTAGCTTAGCTTGCTTGCTGGATGTTACTTGCTTAGCTTCCTTCTCCGACTTCTCCGATCTTTCCTGCTTACAGTTTCAGATAATCCTGTCATTTCACCTATGTCAGCTCTTTCATCCCTTTCATGCATTTCACCCTTTCACTCTCGGTCCCCTCCTCTCCTCCTCCCCTTTTCCCTCTCCCCTATAACTTCTAGCTCCTCCTCCTTCTACTACCTTCCTTCCTGCTATCTCTTCTTCTACCCACCTCTATACTTCACTTTGTATTATTAAAAAGGAAAGGTGGGCGATAATATACCATCAATCCTAGGGGCTATAAGTTATAGAGGGTGAAGTGGAGCTGGTAGTTAGGTGAGGTGAGGAAGGACTGGTAGTTATAAGGGAAGGGAGAAAGTGAGGGAGGGAGGGAGAGGGGTGAGGGTGACATGATGAAATAGGTGAAAGACGTGAAAGAGATGAAAGGGGTGAAACGATAGGATCTTGGTGATCTGTAAGCTCTGTGAGGGAGGTGAGCTAAGCTAAGCTATCTAGCCTCACCCTAGCTATCTATCCCTACAGCCTTCATGCTGCTAACGCAACATCCGGCCCTTGCTTTCATCCCGCGCCGTGCTATAATTTCATTACGGGTTTCTCCGTCGAATCCGTGCGCACCGTTTTGGTGCATGGGCGTGGTGGCTGTAGGCTAGATACCAGCTCCACGCTATCAGCGCAGACTAACCAGTAGAGGATATCATGAAGAACTACATGCACTTGGATAATAGCGAAACTAACGAGCCTTTCGCTGTGGCTGGAGCTGATGAAGTCTCTCGCCACTCTTACATTGCTAAGATTAAGGATATGGATGAATGGTATGCGACTGTAGTTGACTTCATCTTTATGTACCAAGGTCGTTAATTATCCCACATAATAGGAACCAATATCATGGCTGACACCACTATCAACCCTCCCAGCTCTAGCCTCAAGCTCTACTACCGTGTGGCGCGCTTCGCTTGGGAGAACGGGGAACAGTATCTTGGCTTCACCTCTGACCACTACTTCAGCGCACCTAGCTCCCATATCTTCGAGACTTGCGAGAACTTCATCTGCTGGGAGACTGAGTGGATAGCTCTTCCTGCTCACAGGTCTGCGGCTGAAGCTGCTTCTATCTCTATCCTCTCTAGTGGGGAGCTGTGCTCCGGTGAGGTGGCAGCGAACGAGCGAAGCGAGTCCGCCACACCTGTGCCTTTAAGCTCACTCCTCTCCTCTATTTGCGGTATGTACTATACAAACAAGGAAGATATGAGCGAGTCCGCCACAGGGCATACCTCACCTTCTGAGTATACTGCCAGCCTCACGGAAGCCAAGCTCTTGGCAGAATGTGAGGTGGCGCTGGATGAGTCCCGTAACTGGGACTGGATGGTTACTTGCTGGAATGGCAAAGCAGTGACTGTAGGTGTTATTGATAACTACGGCACTATTATCAACCTCCCTCGCTATGCTTACCTTCAGCACTTCATTTACACCCATGACTGAGAAGAGAAGAAAGGAACCTCCCATCATGACTATCACTGAAGTTATCTCAACTCTCCAAGCTATCCAAGCGGAGCACGGAGACCTTAAGGTTCTTGTGCTCAACCCTGAATTCCAGACTATTCTGGAGCTTAGTATCCCTGATTTCGCTGTCACTACTGAAGGTGCAGATAAGTACCTTCTGATTGAGCAGTAACCGCTCCCACACCCAAGAGCACTCACCGGAATCCTTGAGTGCTCTTCAATGTGAGTGCTGTTATCCTAAGCCTCTTCACTGCGCGCAATGCGCTAACCCATAGGAGTCATACCACCATGAGTAAGTCTGTATTCGAGATAGCCTCTATCGTTGCTAGTACAGGTAAGTCCTTCGGTATCTTGCACTATAGCCGGCAGTCCTCCACTATCTTCCTTATCTGCACCGATGTAGCAAACTTCACCGCCGGCCACACTGTGACGGCCGCTGCTCTGCTCGCTAAGATCAGTGACCTCACTGACTGCACTATCATCCTTCCTTGGGTCTATAACACAGTCATCAAGGCTAACCGCGGTGGCGCCCTGTCTGCTGAGGACTTGAGGGACGCTAACAGGCTGGTGCAGGAAGCTAGAATCTTCTATGTTCCTCCTACCGATGACTCCCTCTATATCTAACACCCACTGGAGCCTACCATGTCTGAACCCAAAGCAGTAACCAAGCTCAAGTCCCAGCTTGCTGACACCGACTTCCTTCACATCTACGGGCAGCAAGCTCTTATCAAGAGCGCAGTGCGCGAGGCCACCAAGCATGTGCGCGATCTCGCTGCTACTGTCCTCTCCTCGCCTAGCGCAGAAGGCTGCGACGCTCTCATAGCTGCAACTTCTGACCTCAAGGCTATCCTTCTCTACTCCACCGGAGACCTCTAACCATGACTCTCAAACCTGTGATCACTAAGACTCCAGCCCAGATCAAGCTGGAAGCTATGCTAGCTAAGGCTCGCGCTCACCTTGCAGCCTCCAGCGCAGCTCAAGTGCAGGAAGTTCTTGATGTGGCTATCAAGAATAAAGTCCATGACATTGACCTCTCTAACGTAGTCGGTAAGGGCGCCACGGAAGCTGAGAAGGAAGAGGCTCTCGATGCTGTCATCTCTTCGCTGGTGCCGTCAGCGAGCGCAGCGAGCCGGCACACTGGTGGCAGTGAGGTTACCCCTGCTACCTCCACCGCACTAGCTACAGCTGTGGCCTCTGTCATCCCCTCTATGGTTGGCAAGTCTATTGGCGTGCAGCGGGATATCGAGCTGAATGAGATGCAGTCTAAGGCTGTAGAGCTTATCCTCTCTGGCAAGTCTTGCGTGCTTATCGGGAAGGCTGGCACTGGTAAGACTACCATGATGCGCACAGCTATGACTCGGCTCATTGAGTCCAAGCGTATCCCGATGCTAGCTACTGCCACCAAAGTGCTACAAGCTGGCCTGCCTGGTGTCATTGTCTGCTCTTATACCAACAAGGCAGTCAATAACATCAGGCATGCTATGCCCCCTGAGATCAAGCCGCACACTCAGACTCTCCATAAAGTGCTTGAGTTCATGCCTAAACTCTACGAAGTGAATGATGATGCTACTGGCCTGACTCGCAAGACCATGCGCTTCGAGCCTAACCGCAATGAGTATAACCCTCTTCCTGATACCATCAAGTTTGTAGCCTTTGAAGAGTCTTCCATGATTGGGACTGGCCTCTACCATGCACTGATGCAAGCTCTCCCGCATGAAGTCCAGTTCCTATTCATTGGTGATATCCGCCAGCTTCCTCCTGTCTTTGACACAGCTATCCTCGGATACAAGATGCTGGAGCTTCCGGTGGTGGAGCTGACTGAAGTCTATCGTCAAGCTCTGGAGTCTCCTATCCTTCGCTGCGCTCTGACCCTCGATGATGGTAAGATCGATGAGTTCCGTCCGGGTAAGCCTGTGGTTGATCCTAAGACTAAGAAGCTAGTGTGGCCCGGCCTAGCTAAGTGGAATGAGAAAGGCCCGCACGGTTCTCTCACCTTCCAACCTTGGCAGCGTGAAGTCTCTCCTGTAGAAGCTCTTGGGAACCTGCGCCTGTTCTTTAAGATGCAGTGGGAAGCTGGTGTCTATAAGCCTGAAGATGACATCATCCTTTGCCCTATGAATAAGGAAGCTAATGACCTCGGCCAGAAGCTTCTCTCTTGCCACAACCTTAACGCTATGATCCTTGACTTCCTCTCCAAGAGCAGGAATGAGCCTGTGCACCATGTCATCGCTGGCTTCAGGGACCATTACTGGGCTGTCGGTGACCGAGTCCTCTTCCAGAAGGAAGATGCTGTCATCACTAAGATAGTGCGGAATGGTAACTACCTAGGGAAGCCGCCTAAGCCTGCCTCCATCCACATGGACCGCTATGGTATCCTTGATGAAGGTGCTGAAGCTGAGGACTCTGGCCTTGCTCCTGACTATGGCCTGCCTGTGCTTGACCCCGCTCTTGGCACTGTCCTCGGAGCTGACACTGGTGCCTTCTCTGAGATGGACGCTGAAGCTATGCTCAACGCTCTAGGCTCTGTGAAGGATAATGACAGGGTGAATTCAGCCTCCCATATCATCACTGTCTTCTGCCCAGTAACAGAAGTTACTGCAGAGCTGACTACTTCAGCAGAAGTTAATGACCTACTTGGTGGCCATGCCTTGACTGTGCATAAGGCACAAGGCTCTGAGTGGGAGCGTGTGTATCTTGTAGTGCATCACACCCACAAGATTTCCCTATCTCGCGAGCTTATCTACACTGCCTTTACTCGCGCACGCACGCACCTGCATGTGTTCATCCACCCTGAAGGTATGGCGGCAGCTTGTAAGAACCAGCGCATCAAGGGTAATACCATCGCTGAGAAGGCTGCCTTCTTTAAGGGTAAGCGGGACAAGGATGTGATAGCTCGGGAGGAAGAAGAAGAGCGCGCAGCTAAGACTGCTAAGATCGCACAGCTTAAAGCTGCCGTGCAGGGCCGCCTTGATGAGTGCATGGATAAGGCTGTTAGCCTCTGGCCTGATCGCCGCCATGATATGACAGTGAAGCTTCTCTACATTGATTGCGGGAATGCGGCAGGTGTAGCTTACTTTGGTGACGGTAAGAACTGCACCATCAAGATCAGTCCTACCTATCTGGAGCATGACATGGATGATGCGCTCTTTGATACCATCCCCCATGAGCTGGCCCACCTGTATGCCTCTCGCTGGTACGGATGCAGGGACCACAGTGCTGAATGGAAGGAGATTGCAGAAGCTCTGGGAGCTAAGCCCGAAGCCTGCCACCACATGCCTAGTGCAGCTGCTATCCGTGGCAGCTCTATCAATAAGTAAGGAGAGAAGACCATGACCATCACTAAAGAAGCAGCAGACATCATGAACAAAGCTCTTGCCGCTAGCTGGCAGATAGCTAACGGTAGGACTTTCCTGTATTTCAGTGAGAGCGAAGATACACTGCGGGGGCTCAAGCATGTAATCAGGCTGCACTTTGCATACACCTACACTACCTGCTATCAGCACGCTCTACGTAAGGGCCGGCTGCACGGGCACCGCAAGGGCTTCTTCCTGCAAGTAGATTGCACTAATAAGTAAGCTAGACCAGCCACCAATATCACAGGACCAATATCATGAGACTCTCTTGCCAGTACTCCAAGACTAACTTCTCTACTTCCGCGCTGCTCTCTACTGGGATCAATGACCCAGTAGCCTGCATCCATCCTATCTTCTATGCGAACCTTGAGTACCTTGATAAGGTGTACGCTGCTTGGGAGGATGGTAAGCTTGAGGATAAGAAGGATCAACGGCTTCTCTTCCTTGCTCTCCTCAATGCCACCAATCACGTTGACTGGTACTGCCCGGCTGACCCTAAGCCTGAGACTGTAGCTAAGCACATGGAAGCTCTTCACTCCCATGTAATGTGGATGACTGATGTGATGCTTCCTCGCTTGGCTCTCCCTCGCTTCTCTATCAATCCCAGCACAGCTAAGCTCGGTAACATCCAAGTCTGGATGGAAGCGTGGGATGAGATCCGTAATGACTTCGAGAAGGGATACCTCTCTCGCTCAGAGCAGGCAGCTAAGTCCCGTAAGGAAGCGGTGATGGAGCTTCTGACCCGGACTAAGAATAAGGATGACACATCCAGAGTCAAGCACCTTGCCTATCTTCGCACTCTTGCTGACTGGGCGGCCGTCGCTCTCCAGTTCCCAGCTTCAGTCTCTGAGTTCTGGAAGCAGATCATCCGCTGCCAGTCTGCGCGCGCTGCTCTGGACTTCAGGCCTGTGGATGTCGAAGAGCTTCTGGAGCATGTGACTGAGAACGGAGACTATAACTCGACTCACTACTTCGCTCTCCTCACTCAGGTGAAGAAGGTGCTGGCAGATGCGAAGGGTGAGAGTATCTCTGACCTTGACTTCGCTTCCCTCCTTGTTGACCCTGACACTCCTAGTAAGGTGCGGGCACCAAGCTCTGGGACGGAAGCGGCAGCGCTGGCACGGCAGATCAGCATGGCACCGCTGTCTGCGCCTAAGGAATCTGACTTCGCTACCAAGACGCAATACCTTGTGGCCAAAGCTCGCTATAGCTTGGCTGTGAGCCACTCCAATAAGGGAGCTGTGTGATGAAAACTATTACTAACGAGAGGATCCTGCGCACCTCCTTCTCTGTGCCTATTGAGCTACGTAAAGCGTGCGATGTGTTCTTCCTTGTGCACTTCCGTGCTGTTAAGTATGTGGAGCTAATGGAAGCTATCGAAGCTCAGGGCCTTGAGTACTTCGTTCACCGTAACTCTCCCGGTAGGAAGCCTCGCTTGCTAGTGGCCCGCTTCACTGCACCTAAGATGCCTAGCTTGAAGTACTCCACGGAAGAGGAAGTCAGTGAAGCTACTGTGCTTGTATCTATCAGAAGGTACGAGGATGTTAACTACACAGTGATCGCCCCTGCCTTCTCTTTCCAGTCCAAGGGCGGCATTAGTAACAGCGATGTGGGCCTGCCCACTATGCTAGTGGAGCACTTTGTTAGTAGCCAGCTATGGCCTGCTAAGCTCTGAAAGCTCCAGCGCCGAAAGGGGGGTTGACACGCGACCGCCCTTTCCTATATCATGCAATCTCACTGGGGAAACAAACCCCTAGTGCTAACACCAACCGTTCCAACCACAAGCTCACTAATGGAGATAACCATGAGCCAAGATAACGTCGCTTCTGCCGCTGCTGTTGATACCAACCTGCCCTACCTGCCGAAGGAGATGAGCTTCTTCTTCCGCACCAAGAAGCAGAAGAACGAGCTGGGCGAAGAAGTGGAAGTCAAGCGCCCTACTGTCAAGCTGAACGTGCCTGTCATCACCATCGACGGCCTCGTCGCTCTGCTCAACGAAGGCAACGGCACCAAGATCGCTGGCCTGTTGTCTGTGCTGGAAGATGTGATCTACAAGCAAGCCAAGGAGCAGGTGGACGAAGACGAAGCCATCACGCAGGAGAAGCTTGACATCTCCAAGCTGACGCTTGACTACATCCTGTCCCTGCCGCCCTCCAGCCGCAGCTCCAATGCTCCGACTGATGAGCAGTGGAAGCTCTTCGAGGCAGACTACCCTGCTACCATGGCGCCTGTCCAACCGGAGCGTACCATCGAGCAGATTAACCTTGCTCGCGATCTGTTCCTCAAGAAGCTCTCCCCGGTCAAGGACAAGCCGCCCATGCTCAACGTGCTCAAGAGCTACATCGCTCTCTGGTTCACGCACACCAAGCAGCAGGAAGAGCTGGCCACTGTGTTCGAGTACATCAACCAGCGTGCCGATGCTCTGATCGCTCAACCTCCCAAGGTTCTCACCCTCGACGCTATCTAACCCAGCGCCGGCCAGAAGGTTCTTCCTTCTCTCCCCTAGTAATAGGGGAGTTTAGAAAGAGTCTTTAGTTTAACCCACGTAGTTCCTTATAAGGAGAAGCACCATGATCGAAGCTAACACCAAGTGCACCATCAAGAAGGTTCCCGGCGAAGGCACCTACAGCCACCTGCTTGGCTTGAAGTGCACGGCTGCGGCAGTCAAAGGCTTGCGCGACACTGGCACCCAGCAATTCAAGCTGGACACCGGCGCTATCTACGGCAACGGCGACAGCGGCTTCGTTGTCGAGGCTGGCTGATACATAGCACTAACCGCCTAAAGGGCCGCCATGACTTGGACCTAGTGACACTAACTAATTCAATCTCCTAGTCGGGAAGCTAGGAGTTCACATCAGGAGAGGAAGCTGGCAACCACAGCTTCCTCTTTTACCTTCTGGTCTGTGCTGTACATGGCAGTGCATACCAGAGTGTAAAGGAGATCACGATGGACGTAACAGTTCAAGAGCTCTTCAACCAGCTCTGCGCAGCAGGCAAGATCAGGCTGCAAGTTCAGGAAGGGGAGGGACCTAACCTCCACTCTAGGCTGTGCAGGATCAGGGCTTCAGAGGATAAACTCTTCTCTGCTATCGGGCAGTCTAACCCGATGCTCCCTGAGAACAGTCAGATATCTTCTAAGGTCCTTCAGCATACGCACCTTGAAGATGGAACCAAGATGTGTATTGTTGAGTTCTCTATCACAACCAAGCAGACAAGGAGGTTTACTTTGTTGCCTATCGACAGCGAGTCAGAGGATGACTCAACCGGGTAGTAAGTATGGCGTAATCTGGGAGCAGTTGAAGGAGCGTAAGAAAGCTAAGCTCCAGTTCCCGGACGATGAGCTGAACATAGCTCTTGCCATATCCCGAACTAAGAAAGCCGTGATTAACCTGAAGGATTCAGATATAGGGTTTAAAGCTCTGTCTGATATGCCCTACAGGCTCAAGATCAAGGTGGACTTGAAGGCACGAACCTTGGAATTTAATTTAATTCCTTGCATTAAAAAGGCAATATCATGGCATCTTTAGTCTCAGCAGCAGAACTGAAAGCCAAGCTTGCTGCCCTCAAGCAAGTTCGGGAAAGCCGTGGGGTTGTGGAAGCTGATGTTGTAGCTGCTTCCACTGCGCCCAGCCAACAGGCTTTCCTCACTGAAGAGAACAGTACGCACCTTCAGACTATCCAGAAGATTGCGGACCTCCAAGCAGCCCTGCTTGAAGCCTCTCCTCAGTTCCCGTATCTCCTCAAGGAGATCCACTCTACGCTCCGTGAGTACCCTGACACTGTGCACCTGCTCTCTAACGAGCAGCGCGCAGTGATTGTTCAAGGGTGCTTTAAGCATTCTGGTGTGGTAATTGTCACCGCTAATCGCCGGTCAGGGAAGAGCAGTGATGGCACCAAGAAGCTTAAAGATGTTAATGTCTCTGATATCTAGGAGCTAGACATGGATCTCACCAATGCACTGAACTCTATTGACACCAAGCCTGTGAAGCTCTGGGATGCTGAGGAAGCTAAGCAGTTCTATCAGCGCCTCAGCTTCTCCAGCATCAATGATTTCCACACCTGCCCTCGCATGTGGCAGCTCTCTCGCTTTAAGATGCAGCGCGAGACTACCATTCACACTGCCTTCGGGCATTGCGTAGGCGAGGCTGTGGCCAGTATCGCTGGTGGCATGGATCTCGATGATGCTATCTTCCAAGCCTTCGCTGGTTGGGAGGTTGACTTCTTCGAGGAGCAGACCAAGAGCAAGAAGTCCTTCGCTATGGCTGTGGATGCTATCAAGTCCTTCGCAATGCTCTGGGAGCTTAGCCTCTCTGACCAGTGGGAGGTGCTGCTTGTAGATGGCAAGCCAGCCGCAGAGCTTGGGCTTCGTGTCTTAGTTGGTGGCTATGCCTACCGCGGCTTCGTTGACCTTGTGCTGAAGAATAAATACACTGGCGAGATCGCTATTCTTGAGTGCAAGACTACTGGAGCTAAGGAAGCTGTGGAGGCCATGTATGGTAACTCCAACCAGTCTCTCGGGTATGCGGTCTTTCTGGATAAGATAGTCCCAGAAGTCTCCAGCTATCAGGTGCTCCATCTTGTGTACTCCACCTCAGCTCGTGAGTGGCATGTGTTCCCTGTTCACAAGACTATCTTGCGCCGGGCTAACTGGTTGAGGGATCTGGTGTATGAGGTGCGCACGCTGGAGATGTACCAAGAGGATGATGCTTTCCCTATGCGTGGCTCTGGCTGCGTTAGCTATGGGCGCACCTGCTACTGGTATGGCATCTGTGACAATGATACCTCGGAGCTGATCCCGGTCATGCCTGTGCTGGAACCCGAGGATGACTCCAAGTATCACTACACCTTTACTCTTGATGAGCTGATTGCTCAGCAGTTGGAGAACTCTGTATGACAGTCCTTCATCCGAAGAGCCAGCCCATAGGTAAGAAAGTGTGGGCTCTGGGTAAGCAGTATATCAGTGTGGAAGCTCCTGTTGATACCTGCGCTGGATGCGCAGCGGAGCAGACGAGAGCTGACAAGTACAAGCGGGCAGGACGAGAGAAGCTGTGTCAAGCTCTTCCTGATTGTTATAACTGTGTGTGGGAGGAAGTGTAATGGCTAAGCTCACCTCTATGAAGGAGTCTCTGACTCAGCGCGTCATTGTCTATGGGCCGCCGAAAGCAGGTAAGACTGAGCTGGTCTCTAAGCTGGCTACGATGTATAACCTGCTGTGGTTCGATCTGGAGAAGGGCTACGCTCCTCTCTTCAAGCTGCCGCAAGAAGCGCAAGAGCGTGTGCGTGTCATCTCGTTGCCGGATACTAAGGATGTTCCGGTAGCTATCCGCACCCTGCTCAAGGTAGTTACTGGGGAGGCTGGCTCTATCTGCGAGAAGCACGGGGAATGGAAGTGCGCTATCTGCGCTAAGAATCCCCAAGCTGAATCCGAGCCTGTCCACCTGAGAGGGCTAGACTCTACGTGGATTGTAGTGCTTGACTCCCTCACGCAGCTTGTTGACTCAGCTCTGAACCATGTGCGCGGGAATATGCCTGACACAGCTAAGAGCGAATGGGACCACTGGGCAGCGCAGGGCGCACTGATCTCTAAGGTTCTCGGTGCCTTCCAGCAGCTTGGTGTGAACCTCGCAGTCATCAGCCACGATGTGGAAGTTGAGCAAGAGGATGGCTCCATCGTCCTTGTTCCTGTGTCTGGTACTCGCAACGCATCCCGTAACACTGGTCGCTTCTTTGACCATGTGCTCTACACTCGGGTGAGTAATGCGAAGCACAAGGCAGGCTCCGCTACAACGTACCTTAACAAGATCCTCACAGGATCTCGGCTGGATATTGAGATCGAAAAGATGGAAGATGCTTCTCTTCTTCCGTTCTTCGACCCTGACCATCCGGTGAACCGAGCAGCAAAGCAGAAGCGGGAGGAAGCTAAGCTCAAGGCCAGCTCCACCCTCTCTAAAACTTCAGGGATCGCAGCTAAGCTAACCCTCGGCATCAAGAAGCCCTGAAGTCGTAGCACGTAGTACCGTAGTACCAACCACCGCAGATAATCTGCACAATCTATCCTTGGAGATATACCATGAGTGAAGCCAACAAGAAGCAACTGTCCGCCGCTGCCCAGGAACTCGTCAGCAGCTTGATGCAAGCCACGCCTGACATGCTGGAGGCGCTTGCTGAGTACGCCCAGCTGCCGCAAGGTGTGTGGCTGTGCACCCTCAAGACCAGCACGGAAGCTGTGATTCTGAAGGACCCTGATGTTCCTTACATACGCATCGAAGCTACCATTGATGACATCCTTGGCATTGCTGATGATGTGGATGAGCTGGACATTCCCAAGCTCGGCTCCAGCTGCTCTGAGCTCTTCAACCTGGGTGAGTCCGTGGGCCAAGGCATGATGCGTCGCCGGCTTGAGAACCTGAAGGCTATCATGGAGCGTCCGGATGGCACCAGCAATGCTGACATCCTGAACGACGCCAACGGCCTCCAGATCAAGATCATCACCGGCCCGTTCCGCAAGGCTGACAACGGCAACAACTACACCAGCATCAAGGGCTACGCGCCGGCTGACTAAGCTAGGCGCTGTGAGGCTAAGCTAAGCTAGCCTAAGTAAGGGAGGGAAGCTAACTACTTCCCTCTCCTATACCTCAGAGCACTGCGTAGTGTTCTTAGTTATAGGAGATAGCAGTGAAGACCATCCTTGGTATCATATCCGAAGAGGAGCGCGGGTATATACAGAAGCTCAGAGAGCTTATCCCAGGAGTTAAGCTAGAGCTCACTACCCGCCAGCCCGGAACCTTAGCTGAGATTCACATCATTGTGAAGATGGCTAGGGCTTCGGGCTGTTTTATTACGGTCCCTGAAGTAGCTAGGCTTGTGGTGCCTGATGCACCTAAGTTCACGCAGGATGACTTCGCTGGCTCTTGCGTGGCGCACAACGGTATTGACTACCTTGTGATGAATGATATCAGCCAGATAGCTACCACCAGCACTGGCCGGCACTTGGCTGCCCGCTACCTCTCTAAGCTTACATCCCCTGAAGCCTGGCCGCTGGTGCCTGAGTTTCGGTATGAGCTGTGTGATACTCCAGACAAAGCTGCTGAAGCTGTCGAGCTTTTAAGCTCTGCTGACTTCATCTCCTATGACATTGAGACCGTTAAACAGCATCTCTTCTTCGATGTCATCTCTTTTACTGGCGTGTACCTAGCTAGGCGGAATGACCCGGAAGGTAAGTTCAAGTACTCAACTCGCACCTATTCCTTCCCTCATTCCGATGAGGTGATGCAGCTTCTTATTCAGCGTGCGCTTGAGCTGCCTATCCCTAAGATTACGCAGAACGGGAAGTATGATAACGCATACCTGATTCGCTGGGGCATGCCTCCTTCCCACTGGTACTACGACACCGCTCACTTCTTCCATAGCTGGTATGCGGAGATGCCTAAGCGGCTGGACTTTATCACCATCTATTCCTTAAGGTCTGTGTCCTTCTGGAAGGATGAAGGCTCTGGCTCCTTCACTAACCGCGCTAAGTATTGCGGCCGGGATAGCTGGGCCACAGCTTGTACCATGATGACATTCTTGGAGCGCGCACCTCAGTGGGCATTCCAGAACTACATCGCAGAGTTCAAGACAGCTGTAGCTTGCGTACTACCTGAGCACACAGGCCTCTGTATTGATCGCGAGGCTGAAGGTAAGCTCCGTGAGTACAATGTTAAGGTGGCGGAGAAAGCCAGACGAGACATAGCTGAGTCTGTAGGCGAGCCTAACTTCAACCCAGGTAGCTGGCAGCAGGTGCTTAAGCTAATCCACGCTCTTGGCTCCACAGATATCAACAGCACTGGCCCGGCTTTTATGGACCGCTTCTCTGTGCGCCACCCGCTTAACCTGTGGTTCGCTGAGTCTATCAAGGAGTACAAGTCTGCGGCCAAGGTAGTATCCAACTATGTCAAGGAGTCTATCAGACTCACTGACCACGCTGGTAATACCTGGGATAAGCTGGTATATAACCTTAACCCGCACGGCACAGATACTGGGCGCCTAGCCTCCAAAGAGCACCACTTCTGGTGTGGCCTCCAGATCCAGAACATCAAGCGCGATGAGGATGATGAGAATGCTATCTCCGTTAAGACTATGCTTGTTGCTCCTGATGGTTTCTATCTTGGCGAGGCCGACTATGAGCAAGCCGAGGCAAGAGACACCGCTTATCTGTCTGGAGATACAGGTCTTATCACTGCCGTCGACTGCGGTAAAGACTTCCACTCTCTCAACGCTTCCTCTTTCTTTGGGGTGCCATATGAGGATATCTACCAGGACCTGGAATATATAGATCCTGATGGCACAGTCCACAAGCAAGGCACCAAGAACAAGCCACTGAGGAACCTGTCTAAGCGGGTTAACCACGGTGCGAACTATAACATGGGTGCCGGTGTGCTGCTTGACACCATGGGCATCCGTAATGTTATCAAGGCTAAGAGCTTGCTTAAGCTGCCAGTAACCTGGTCCCTGCTTCAGGTGTGTAACTACCTGCTGTCTCGCTTCGATGCCACCTATCCTGTGGTGCGAGGGGACTATCAGGAGTATATCAAGAGATGTGTGCGGCAGACTAAGCTGCTTGTTGGCCCCACTGGCTGGACTCGCTACTGCTTCGGAGATCCCACTAACAACAAACGGGATCTTAACAGTTACGTAGCTCACCCCAGCCAGTCCCTTAACGGGATGGTGCTTAACAAAGCATGGTGGCTCATATTCACGAAGGTTGCTTTAGTGGAGAGAAGAGACTTCAGGCTCTTTGCTCAGATACACGACTCGATCCTCTTTGGCTACCGTAAGGGCCGCGAGGATCTAGCGTACAAGGTGAAAGAACTTATGCAGATCCCTATTCAGGTCACTGACCCTTATGGGATAACAAGAACACTGTTGGTTCCTTCTGCACTCAAAGGAGAAGGAACTGTCTGGGCAGACCTTAAAGATATGAGGTGAGGAGCATGGCTCCACCGAACACTCTAACAACCATGTACCTAGATTTCATAGGGAAGTCTGAGGCTCCGGTGATCCTACACCGCTGGAGTTTCCTCTCAACTCTTGGAGCAGTAATCGGAAGGAGGTTTGTATTCAAGCATGGACATACTACGATTCGCCCTAACCTGTACACAGTACTCATCGCAGAGCCAGCTTCTCGTAAGTCTACTGCTATTAAGATTGCTAAGCGTCTCGCAATCGACGCAGGGTTCAAGCGATGCACTGCTGACAGGACAACAAAGGAAGGGTTCCTCACCTGGATGGACGGGACTCACACAGACAAGAAAGCAGAAAAGGGCAAGGACCAGACTCTTCAAGAGTTCGGTTTAGACCTGCTTGAGCAGCTTGATATCAACGCACCGAGAGAAGCATGGGCGTGCGCTGATGAGCTGTATAACTTCCTCGGCATGCGTAACATAGACTTCATCACCATGCTTGGGGAGTTCTGGGATTATGAGGGAGTATATGAGTATAAGATCAGAAATGCTAAAGATGTTCGAGTGCCCTACCCCACAGTTTCACTCCTTGGTGGCTGCACTTACGAGACATTCAGCCTCACCTTTCCTCCTGAGGCAATCGGTACAGGCTTCATGTCGAGAGCTTTACTTGTCCACTGCGACCCATTGGGGGAGCACGCCAAGATTGCATGGCCGCAGCCACCAGATGAGGAGAAACGGCAAGTCCTCTTGCTTGCACTATCTCTTGTTCTGGGAATTGGCGCAAATGAAGAAAGAGAGCTGGAGCCTGACAGAGCAGCGATGGACTTACTTGAGACCATCTACCTCACAACGGCAGCAGCTGTGCGTGACCAGCGTTTCTCTCACTATAACTCCAGGCGTTTTACGCACCTTCTTAAGCTCCTCATTATATGCACGATTGATAGACTCCTTGTGGAGAACCCAGGCGCCTTGTACGATACTTCCACTCCGCTGGTCTCTACCAGAGAGGATGTGATCTACGCTAACACTATCCTTGCCATGACCGAGATATCCATGCCTCGGGCACTAGGTGAGTTCGGTGCATCTAAGTACGCTAAGGTGCAGAACAAGATAGTGGAGCTGCTTCGCGCCAGCAAGACACCTGTAGCCTTCAATAATATCTGGAAGGCTGTGATGAAGGACATGGATAAGATCAGTGATTTGGCTGTACAGATGCAGGCGCTAGTAGCAGCTAACCTGATTGAAGCAGCTGGGCATGCAGGCTACACCTATGTAGAGCAGCGAGTAGACCCTATGCTCTACACTGACTGGAGCCTGCTGACTGACCAAGAGATTGAGCTGTACAAACCGCAGTAAAGCTAGGAGCAATGCAATGGAAAAGAAACGCAAGAAGAGGACTTCTAAGCCCAGCGAGCTTGAAGTAGAGAACAGGAAGATCGGCAGGATTCTGTACTTCTTTAACTCTCTCACTAGCAGGCTGGAGCATGTCGATGCTGACATCTATCCGCTCATTAATAAGGATGAGAAGAAGTACCTGTCGGCTGCTTGTTGCCTCATTGATAGCGTTGTTGGCACGATGCTTGGGCGTCAGCGAGATAAAGTAAACAAGCTCAAGGAGGAACGCAATGCTTCCTAGTCTTGCCACCACGCTCACTAACCTGAAGACGCTTCCTTTCCCTCTCATCGTTCAGCCTAAGATTGACGGTGTGCGGGGCTGGAACCCTAAGGGTATCCTCCTTGGGCGCAGCATGGAGACTCACGCTAACAAGTATACCACCAACCGCTTCTCTTCTGCGGAGCTGGCTGGCATGGACGGTGAGTTGTATGTAGGCTCTCCGTTCTCTGACGAAGTGTGCCGGGCTACTACCTCAGCTGTTAACACCATAGCTGGGCAGCCACCTGTAGTCTGGGCTCTCTTTGACATGGTTACTCGTGAGACTTTCTTCAAGCCTTACGAGGACAGGCTGAGCCACCTGATGGAGTTCGTCCATAACCGTAGCCGCTACGCTGGACCTGACAAGAGTATCCATGTGATGCCGTCACGTAAAGTAAAGACGCTTGACGAGCTGCTAGAGATTGACGAGGAGCATGTCAACTTAGGCTACGAAGGCACCATCGTCCGCAAGCCTTACGATGTGTTCCGCTCAGGCAGGCTTCCTGAGGAGGTAGCTAGCGTGCTTCGTATGAAGCGCTTCACGGACAGGGAAGCTCGCATCATTGGCATCATCGAGGGCTCCACTAATAACAACATGCAGACCTTCGGTGCTGATGGCTACGCTAAGCGCAGTACGCATGCGGCCAACATGGTACCTTCTGGCACCATCGGCGCACTGGTAGTAGAGGACCTTGAGACTAGTGAGGTGCATACTGTGTCTAAGGGCAAGCTTAGCCAGCGAGAGTGCAGGAATTACTTTCTTCACCAGCACTTGATTCTTGGAAGGATCTGCACCTACCGTAGCTTCCCTCGCGGCTCGCTCAATAAGCTGCGCTGGCCTACCTTCCGTAACTTCCGTGCGCAGTCTGATATGGAGAAGTAAATGCCTGATAAGCATCCTCACACCTGCGGAGCTAAGCTAGGTAAGACTACTGTAGTTCAGGATGGCTGGGTAGATGATGTAGTGGATGGGGAGTTTGTTAGATTCCCTCGCATGGTGGTTATCCCTATCGCATTCAGAGAAGATATCATCTGCGGGTATGTTCACAGAGCTTCTGATCCTGACTGCGAACACTGCTGGAGGAGTAAAGTGTAATGGATATTCTGTTCCTTGTAGGTGGTATCAGCTTCTGCGCTGGGCTTCTTATCGGCGTAGTAGCTTCCACCTTTGTTGTTCTCGCTGCGGAGACTGACAAGCCTGTAGGCTACAGCCCTGACAGCCCTTTTGATTCTCGCTGGAGGAAATAATATGCGCCGCTTTAAAGTAATCGTGACTGACTTGGGTAGCCAGAAGACTCTGGAAGAGATTCACCAGGCTGATGGCTGGATGTCAGCTGTGCTATGCCACTCCATGGTCGGAGCTGAGTTCGAGGGCCTAGTTGATGAGCTTGACTTTGAGGAACGCTGTGAGGATTACGGCTACCGCATCCAGGTACTGCCGCTATGACTATCAAGCGCCCTGTGATTGTACCTGTGGATCAGCGGTACATTGATCTTCAGGTTGAGCTGCATAACCATCCGGAGCTTCTTGCGAAGCTGGCACAGACTGCACCAGACATGGCAGATAAGCTGGCCTGCATAGCTACTCACCTTGGGCTGGCTGTAGAGACTGTGCTTGATATCGAGAGCGTGCACAAGATGATGGCTGGCTTTACTGAGGAGCTGAAGAAGAGTCGTCAGCTCCTTATCCTACCTGTAAGTACTCACTGGAGACACTGATATGAGCTGCTCACACAAAAACTTCGATGCGCAAGTTAGCGTGATTCGTATCGAAGATACGGGCCGCTTCATGGCCGAGATTCGGATCAGGTGTCTGGACTGCGGCACCCCCATGCAGTTCATGGGCCTGAAGCCTGGGCTGGACTTCAACGGCGCGACGGTGAGCCTGGACGGACTGGAGGCCAACATCGGCATCCACCCTCAAGGACAGCAGCCCAATCCGCTCCAGAAGCTGATGGGCTACACCATAAGTAACACCAACTAGGAGACACTAACCATGAACCGCAAATTTCGCTACATCATCACGGACTTATACAACGGCTGCGTTGTAGGCACCGATGACGCAGAGGTAGCTAAGAGCCTCTCTAACTTTTATGAGTACTTCGTTGTGGACACCGAGACCGGCAGCTGGATCACCGGCGAAAAGCCTCTCGAAATCGAGGAGTATAAAGAATGAGCCCGGAACAGAAAGCACAATGCAAGCGCTGTGTGCACATACCGACAACGATGAACGGTGAGTGCATTAAATACAGACGCAATGAGCTGACATTGCTATGTTACAGCTTCCTGGAGAAAGAGGAGCCTGCAGCGCCAGGACCTGTATTTCGTGACTCAACAACAGCAGTAATATCTGACGGGTCCACTGCCAGCTATTACGAGCTCCCTACTGGCGCCACTGAACTGCAGGACCTCGAGTGAGTAAACCCTCGACCCACACCGGAAGCCATCCTCATGAAGAAGCTAAAGATCGCAGCAGAGAACGGAGGCTATTTGCTGGTGCGTGACAGTCAACGCGTGTATAGCCTCCGAGAGATAAGCACAGGCAAGCTCCTGCTTCAGACTATCGACAAGAGCTTGGTGAAGTACCTGCTGGAGCTGTTCCCTCAAGCTAAGAACTGGACAGCAGCTGCGGCTCTTTCTGCGCTAGCTAAATTCAGGAGGCTGAAGTGAAGACGCCTAGTTCGCACGCGAAGCACGTAGGCTCCAACGTACCTTGTGGCTGCTGGGCCGGAGAGCCTGTTAACACCATTGAATGCAGTCACTGTGGTGCCACCTACATCTTGGCAGATGTAATGGAGTTTTCGTCATTCACTTGCTACGACTGCCGACGTACTGTCCACAGGCCCTCACCTCGTAGCATGCCAAAGACTTACAAGCCTCAGCCTGTATTCCCCAGAGTAGGGCAGGTAGGAGTGGTGACGAAGCGCGGAGAGCACGGGCACACAAGTGAGAGCATCTACTGCACTGTGGTGGCTGTAAGCGACAGTGAATTGGAAGTTCGCTTGGATACAGGAGTAAGAGAGATAGTGAAGTGTGATGCATTCACGCCTAGCTACCTGCGTAGAAGCAAGACTTAACATAAGGAGAAACGCCATGAGTATTACTGATGTTGTTGTCGATATTGAAACCTTAGGCACCCGCCCTGGTGATTCCATTGTGCAGATTGCAGTTGTTGGCTTTGACCGCAACAAGGAATATTACCACGGAGAGCTGCTAATCTCAGTCAGTGTCCCGCTTGCCAGGTCGGAAGCTAACGCAACTGCGGGTACACTGGCTTGGTGGTTCCTGCAGAACGAAGAGGCCAAGAACTGCCTGCTGCACGGTAATCAGGTAAGCAGCCGAGTTGTTGATGGCGAAGTTCAGATGCTTCCTGTGTTCATGATGGCAGCTGAAGAAGAGCCCATCAAGAGTTGCAAGTGGTGGGGTAATTCGCACTCCTTTGACTTGGTGTTACTGGAGGCAGCTTTGAGCAAAGTCTACAAAACAGGAAAGCCTTGGGACTTCCGTAATGAGCGCTGCTACCGAACTCTCAAGGCTGAAGCACCCAAGTGCTTCGTACCTGAGCGCACCACAGCAACCCACGTAGCTGTCAATGATGCCATGTACGAAGCTGAGTGCTTGTACTACCTGCTTCGTTCCATCCATAAAGACAGCTAACAAAAAGGGGAGAGACTGAAACTAGTCTCTCCCCTTTTCTTTTACTGCTCTACCTCTCCAGTAGCAGCATCCACTTCCGCTGCCACTTGCTCCTGTCCGCCGCTGTTCCGGTAGTCAGGTAGCTGCTTCCCTCCCATAATCATCTGCGCTCTCTGGGTCACAGGATTCTGCGTGCCATAGAAAGCGCTGTTAGCTACAGACCGGTGAGCATCCTTCTCCCAGCTCACAAGCTTCCTTCCGAAAGTCTCAAGCCTGCCACCAGCTGCTGCATACTTAGTGGCAATCTCGTTGATCTCGTCAGGCTCCAAGCTCTCCCCGTCGATCAGCTTGGACTTTACAACCTTCCCAAGCTTCTCCATGCGCGCAGAGTCCGCCATCTGGTACGCCAGCTTTCTGTAGTTCTCATCCAGTGCGATAGCTTCATCGAAGGGACGAGCACCAAGCACGCGGGCCGCATTAGCGATACTAAACATGTCCAGCGCGTTACCGTCAGGTGGGCGAGTCACGCTAAGAAGGGAGCCTCCGGAAGTAGTAGTCACGCCGCCTAACACCTGAGCTGAACCTTGTATCATACGGTTCATCCCATTATGCTCAAGAGCTTGAAGCAAGGTAGGTAGCACATCCGCACCTGCACCAAGCTGTCCTGCAGTCTTCACTACGTTATCTACAGATCGCACCATCACAGACAGCCCAGGCCAGTCAGTAGGCAGGACAGGAAGCACAGTGATCTGGCGAGGTGAGATATCACCACGAGTGTAGACACCAGCTCTGGTGAAGGAAGCTACTCCACCGTACAGCAAGAACTCCCCAACATCCTTGCTGAAGTAGCTGGGTACCTGAGTGTACAGATCGTGGTGCGCTGTGTTCCCCTCAGCATTCCCTATGATGTGCTGGTTGATGGCGTGGAAGCCAGGCAAGCCTTGCATACCGAACAGAGTCTGCTGCATACCAAGAGCGTACAGCACAGACTTCTTCTGTCCAGTCTGCACATTCCGGAACATCTGCTGTAGCAGGTTGAACTGGTAAGTCTGGTACAGGCCGATGCTCTGGCCAAGCCAGCCTTGAAACACCAGCGGCCGCTGCGAAGTCAGGTGATTACCGTTAACTCTGGTGGCGAAAGTATACACCAGAGATTCCAGCTCAGCACCTGTGTAGCCAAGCTTAGAGTACAGCAGCTCACCTACGCGAGAGCTCCAAGCTCTGGTGAAGATTTCAGCCTGATCGCTAAGCGTAGCCTTCGCTCCCATCTCCGCGAACCGGCTAATCTTCTGCTCCAGCGCCTCCACCGTAGCATTCACAGGGAGAGCGATCTCATCGTAGAGGTCCACGAAGTCAGCAGACTTAGCACGGACAGTACCGAGCTTCTCGTATGCTGCGATCAGGTTCTTCCTGTTCGGCCCAGTGGTGACATCCTGCATAGCCTGGTAGAAGAGCTTGGCGGTTCCAGGAAGCTCCACACCAGAGCCAGGCACCTTCACCTTCAAGTCAGCAAGCGCCTGAGCTTTCGCCCCTTCCGTCTGCAACACAAGCATCACAGGTGTGGAGATAGCGTTGATAGCAGACTGGATCACATCCAGCCGGATACCTAGCGTGGCCACAGTAGCGTTCACAGCGTTCGTGAACTTGCTGAGGTACTGCTTGGGCACCATACTAATAGCACCCTCAAACGCCTTCATCTCCATCCCTGCCCGCAGCACAGCCTGGTAGGGATTCCCCATACCCATGCGAGCTAGAGCTGCTGTGGCTTCCTGATATTGCTCAGCAGTCGGCTTCCCAGCTCCAAACATCTTGGTGATTCCTTGGATCACGGTCGATGCCTTCTCCTCTGCGAACTGCTGCCAGCGGAAGAAGTCAGGCATCTTATCCTTCTGAGGCAGATCCAGTGCCAGCTTGACATAGCTGTCGAAAGGATTGCTCAGGGTGTCCACGTCCTTGGTGGGGAACTTAGACTGCATAGCAGACTTCCACTGGTCACCGAGAGAGCGAAGCTGCGCGAACATGTCAGGATTAGCAAGCTCAGTGTACCGCTGCACCAGCCTGGTATCAGCCTTCTGGTGCCAAGTCATCATGTCTGTCATCATCTCCTCGAAGTTCATCCGAGGATACTTGTCAGCCAAGGCGCCAGTCTTCTTCAGGTCAGACCGAGTAAACAAGCTGGTCATATCCAAGTCTGCGCTGTAGTCTCCCATGTACTTATGGTAGTCCTTCACCTCCTGACGGGAGAGCACAGCGTACTTAGTCTTGTCAATCATCTGCTCCTTCTCGAGAAGCTCCTCAGCAGTACGCCCGAAGATCATGGCAGTCTGCTCACCTCCCTCCAGCACATCACCTTGCAGGGCGCGCACGAACTTGTAGTGCGTGTAGCGCTCCGTAGGTACAGGCGGGAAGTAGAGTATGTTGTCACCGAGCTCAGTGCCAAGCCACGGATTACGCTTGCCAAGCCCTTGAGCGGAGCGAGCTGTGTCATCCCAGCCAGACCGCTGCGCTGCATGCTCAGTGTGCGCCCGCAAGGCAGTTGCAGCCTCCTTGGTATTCAGGGCGTACATGTTAAGCTTGGCTGCTTGGTTACGGCTTGCAAGCTCAGCTGCGTCCTTACCGCCAGACAGCACATACCCAGGCTCAACAGGCAGAGACATGTGATTGAAGCTGATCTTACTAAGCGAATGAGGGTCAGCGATGGAGCTTACAGCCAAGACAATGGCGCCATCCTCGCCAGCAATTAGCCGCTCAACAAGCGAAGCGTGCGGGCCAAAGTCAGACCCATTAGCCACCATGGCTGCAAGCTTATCAGAGTCGCGCCCAGAGAATACAACGAACTGCTCACCTGTACGCTGCATCTGTGCACGGAGAGAAGCCACCTCAGCTGCGGCAGTAGGGTTAGCTACAACATCCAGGAATGCCTGCTTGAGCTTGCTGGCGGTATTCTGGTGCATCTCAGTCTTCACAGCGTGGATCTGATTACCTACGTACTTCAGCCTGCCCCCTAGCGTTAGGGCATCTTCGTTAGCGGAGGTCACAGCCCCCTGCCCGGCACCAAGGCTGGTTGCATTCTCAGCACCTACCTTCTCCACGTTGATAGAGGAGAAGCGGGAGCCGAAGAAGGAAGCAGCTACAGTGCGTGCGTTATCGTGAGCTTGCTGGATTCGCACAGCTTGCTCCACACGGCCCTTGATGATGTTACCGTCCTGAGCCATAGCCTGGGAGATGTCGTAGTCAAGACGGATACGCGTGGGCCGCACAAAGTCAGACAGTGCACCGTCCACAACTTTCATCTCAGCAAGCGCAGCTTGGTCAAGGTTCAGCTTGATTGCGATCTCATCTAGAGCCATGCCTTCCTGCAGCAATGACTCGAACATGGACTGCTTGCGCTGCTGGATAAGCGCAGTCATAGCTTCCACAGGTGAGATGAACTCATCGAGCAGCCCTATCTTCTCTTCCATATAGTCGCGGAAGGAAAGCATGACTTCGTCACCAGCATCATCAGTGTGGCGAACAAGCGGAGCGAAGTCATCAAGCTGCTCCACAGAGATGATACCCTTGCTCTTCCGCAGGTACTGGCGCATCATCTCCAGAGCAGGCAAGTCACCTTCCTCAACTACCTTGCCAGTGCCACGAAGCATAGAGCCGAGAGCGTTCACATCATCAGAGACAGCAGCTGCCCAAGCCCAGCGCTTAGATACCTCCAGCGCAGAGCTCTCAGCGATCCAAGTGTGGGCATACGGAACAGTCAGCTCGAACTGCTCCACCTTACTACCACTGAACTTCACAGCGTTCTTGCCCACAAGCTCCACCGCACCTTCGTCGGCCGCAGTCCAGTGCTTAAACGGCTCATCCATGATCTCACCAGTGGCCAGGTTGAAGTACCCAGCTTTGGAGAGATTAGGTGCAGTCTCAGTTACTATCTCGTTGGTAGGCCCAACGAAGTTCGGATCTTTCAGGCCAACGTTAGCGCGAGCAGATGCCTCCTTCGCGCTGACCGCTCTGTTACGACCAGGGAAAGGAACGATCTCAGCATTCCCATTAGGGTTAGCGTGCACCTTACCAGAAGAGCTGATATAGATATCGAACCCTTCATCGAATGCAGCCTTGGAGTTAGATACGTGCACGCCACGCAGAGCTATGCGAGGTGCACTTCCGTCAAGCGTAGTGAAGTACACGCCAGCATCGCTAGCCTTAGCTGCATCGTAGGGCTTCAGGAAGTTATTGATATGCTCAGGGTCCTGCTTGAAGAGCCCCTTGACAAAGTCCTCCTTACCACGCTCGAACTGGAGCATGTACGAAGGAGTCACAGGAACTTGCGTGTTCTTCTCGTTAAGCCGGCTAACACGCTTCACACCAGAGAAGACTCTGTCCAGAAGGTCAGCTGCACCTTCCTTCCCTTTCTCCATGTAAATCTGATTCACGTGCTCCTGCATGCGGGAGGTAAGCTCGAACGCAAGCCTGTTATCGCCAGCCGCAGATGAAGCCAGCATCTCAGTCATCTGGCCCTGCGCTTGCCGCTGAGCTGAGGCGAACTTAGAAGCCTGCGAGCGGGACATAGGTCCAGAGAACTCAGCCACATCCAGCATGGAGGACCACAGCGCATTGACCTTATCGCCAGCAAGAATCTTCAGCTGGCCATTCAAGTCAAACAGCTCGAACATGCGGTCAGCAAGCTCCTTATCAGCGAAGGCGCCCTTCACCTTACCGACCGTAGTCAGCGAAGTAAGCGCACCTCCGATGATCCCACCGAGCGCAGCTCCCTTAGCTACGTTCCAAGCAGACTCACTAATATCAAGGCTCTCGAGGGTATAATTCCCCTTCATGGTGGCCAAGGTAGCCACCTCCCAAGTTGCAGCTTGCAGAGCCTGCTCGCCATACCCGAAGCCAATGGCGCGCCACATATCACCACGCACGGCAGTGAACACAGTAGCTTCACCGGCCTTGATCGCATCTACAGCTTTCGCAGTATACGCAGCTTCTCTGGAGGCGAAGATACCAGTAGCACTCTGCACCATCTGGCCACCGATCTTACCAGCCTGAGCAGCCTTCAAGAGCTTGAGCGCAGCCATGCCAGGGATGAAGGAGCCAGCCACGAGAGCTGCGCCCTCGATAGCCACCTTCTTATCCTCGTAGTATTCCATGGTGTCTGCATCGAACCCCCAGTCTCCCATGGAGATAGTAGGGTCCACATCCACCCCGATAGTACGGAGCAGAGCAGCAGGCGTGTTGATAAAGGAGTTCACCACAGCAGCGCCAGTAAGCCCGACACCCTTAGTGAACACATCAGATACACCCCACTTCTCTTCGTCGAAAGCAGGGCGACCAGCACGCAGCATGGATTCGCTGTCAACTCCACGAAGGAGTGCGCTATCCATGCTGCTTAGAGGGCTGAACTCATTGGACATTTACAGACTCCCGAAGCAGAATGCGCTCCCAGTTATCAGGCCGGCGAATCTTGACCTTCTGGGCTCGCGGGAACATGTTACCGAACTGACCCTGACTGATCGTGTACTCATAGTCAGCCGTAGGATCAATAGCTGCACCGAGCAGGTGAGGCTGCACATTCAGGAGGTGCGACTGCATCTTGGCATCGTAGAGATAACCAAGCTCCTTCGCATACATCCGGATATTAGCAGCCCGCTTGTTGATGTCAGTGAGACCACCTTGGATGAAAGCAGCAGAGCGGACAAGGTTAACTACCTCTTCCGGCGACAGCTCCTTATTTACCAGCGCAGGGTTAGCAGTGATAAGCTTGGTGATGTTAGGTGCAACATCCGTCAGCTTGTCAGCGCCAACACGAAGAGAAGCGAACTGACCTGCGCTAACCTTCATGTTATCAGCGTTAGGCTGAGCTTCCCGCTTGGCGGTCTGGTTGTAGGTGCTCTTGAAGATCTCAGCTTGCTGTGCCTTGGGCAGGTCCAGGAAGCTCTTCATGCCGTTCTCAAACTTCTGAGTACGAAGAGCCACCATAGTCTTGTCGTTAACGGACTTGAGCCAAGCAGCTTGCGCGCCATTCCCTTGGAGAGGGACACCGCGCTGCACCAGAGCCCAAGCATCCGCAGGCTCCTCGGTGATACGGAGACCCGCATACGCATCAGGCTTGCTGCTGGTCTTAGCTGTATCCAGCCGGTACGCGAACTTAACGATGTTGTCCGCTGCATCCTTGTCAGTCACCATCAGGCGCTTCAAGTTAGCAATAGTGCCGGCAGACGCATCGAACCCGTGAGCAGCGAAAGCAGCAGGCAAGCTCTTAGTCAGCTCATCCTCGGCAAGCTTCTTCTCCTTGCGCGCCTCACGACGATCTGCAGCTTCCTCGTCAGCGCGGGCATTAGCCAGGACAGCCAGCTTGGAGCTGAGGATATTACGGGCGGAATCTGCCTTAGCGTTCAGCAGGCTGGAGCGAAGACCGACAGCAGTAAGCGAAGACTTCAGTGCTTCCACCTGCGAGTTCATGGCCACAACAGCTGCCATGTTCTTAGCCTTGTTCGCCTGAGCTGCCACTTCCTGCGCAGAGGTAGTAGCCTCCAGTGCCTTCTGGGTGCCTACGCCACTCTTCAGCGCTTGGTCCACCTTGGCTTGGAACTCCATCTCACCAGCAAGGCCCTGGTACTTAGCGTTGTAATCCCGGATCTCACCAGGAACAGTGAACGCATTAACCAGCCAGCCAAGCGGGTCATCAGAGAACTTCGTCTGCATCTTCCCTACAAGCTGTGCACGCTCCGCATCCAGGGCCTGCTTCTGCTGCGCAATCTTCACAGACTGCTGGCCCATGAAGTCCACAAGGTCATTAGCACCGAGCGGGTGCAGCATGGCAGCCTCAAGCCGCTTACGCTCTGCATCTGCCGCCAGCTCACGAGCACCCTTGGCTTCGATAGCAGAAGCCTCAGCCTGGCCCACACCGTTAGAGGCATCAGCCTGCCGCTGGAGCAGGTTCACCAGCTGACCGGTCAAGCTATTGACATTCCCAATCTCGTTGGTAGCACCAGCTGCGCGCTCCTGAGAAGCGGCAACTACCTGGCTATACAGGGATGCAAGATCCATCACACACCTCCAAAGCTAGACTGCTGCACGCTCTCAAGCATCAGCAGGTAGACAAGATACGCCTTGCGGAAATGCCCAGCTTCTGCATGCTTCACTGCCTCGAGGATGTACTCATCGTAGAGGAGCTTCCACACAGTTTCCGCATCAGGCCGCTTGCTGATCAGCTCCACATACACAGGAGCGAACTCACGGTACGCAGCAAGCATCTCAGGTCCGTTCGGCAAGTGCGCAATGTACTCATCACGCACACGACGGAGCAAAGTCAGCTCTCGACAGTCATCAGAGAATTCATCGAGCTGAGCTTTCATCACAGCCGTGGTGATAAAGCAGCCACCGCCTATATCATCAAACCAACCACCTACGGTGCTGAGAGCACCGCCAACAGCGTCTACAGCGTCAGTGACAACGTTGTAATCAGTTTCAAAAATGTCAGCAAGTCCGAAACCAGACTCAATGACATCACTGAGGTCAGCATCCCCGGTAAGAAGCCCAGCACCGCTGTTAGCTAGGTAGCTCTCAGTGCCGTCAAGTGCAGACTCCCCAACAGCGCTGCCTAGCCAGCCCCCAACAGCGGTTCCTATTGGGCCAAAATAAGACCCCAAAACAGACCCGACAGTACTACCTGTGTCATTGCCTCCCCACTCACCATCAAGAGCGTTGGTGATAGCTGCTGTATATCCAGCGTAGGCATTCCCAGAAGAGAGCCAGCTAGATGCGGCCTCCTGCGTACCGAATACCTGCAAGAGCGCATCTTCCATAGCCTGCTGCTCTACCTCTTGCGTGCCAAGGGCTCCGAGAATGTCACTCATGCTTTCAGTGCCAACAGCTCCGGAGAGGTCATCAAACCAGTTGGCTGGGAGGCCGGAGCTGTTACCTGAAAGATCAAAAATCTTCTTAAGTGCGTTAATACCTGTCTTGCTCAGGTCTTGTCCGGCAGGCGTACCAAGCAGCTGCTTAGCCAAAAGAGCAGCACCGCCAATAGCAGCAGTAGTCCCTGCACCACCCCCAATCCGGTTTGCCTGAGCCTCAGTTTCCGTGTCATAGGTCACCTTGTCGGTAGCATTTGTTGTGGCGTTAGCCTTGATTAGGTCAATCAGCGCAAGCTGCTTAGCCTTCTTATCAGCCAGTACAGCTTCTGCGCTCTTTGCCGTGGCCTTAGCCTTGGCATCATTGCTGAGCATTTCAAGCGTTGTGGAGTTGTAGGCACCAGACTGGCGGCTACGAGCTTGCGTAGGGTTGAACTCCTGCGCCGCGTTGGTCATGATATTATTGATGAGGTCCTGGTACTGAGTATTCCCAGTAGCCAGGCTAGCTTCCAGTGCAGCGATCTGCTGGTCAATCTTAGCTTGAGCCGCTGTGCTGGTGCTGGAGTCCTTGGTATCTGTGCCAGTCTTGCTGGAAGTAGCAGAGATATCTAGCAAGCTATTAACTGCCGGACCAGTAACCGAGGTCAGCAGCTGCTCCATCAGGATATCCCCAGGAGTCTTCGTGGTCTGGGTAATAGGCCCAGTACCTGCAGAGGTAGTAGTCACGGCCATCTTGGTCTCCGTTACATTGGTAGAAGTACAGGCTCGTAGTACATGGGACTGCCGCCAACTAGGCCATACCCAAATACCTGCCCACCTAGCTCATCTTGCAGCAAGAGGCTAGTACTTGTCGATTGAGGATTATGCGCATATACCCTGAAAGGCTGCCCTGGAGTCACAAGCAGCAAGGTCTCAGAGATCGCAGTACCTATGTACTGGCTGACTTCACCAGCCACCAAGGTGCGCACAGTAGTCATAGCGCCTGTGTCACCAAGGTAGTAGATAGTGCTTGGCACATAGGTGCCAGGGAGAAGGTGGCCCCAGAGGCACACTCGTACCTTAGGGTACCCAGACAGCGAGGAGTCAAGCGCGATACCGTGAGCAGGTCTGCGATCAGCTGCTAGCTTACTTGCCTTCCTGACCTTCACGCCAGCGAGATCGAATAGGTTAACCAGCTCACCAGCAGCCACAGGCTCAGTATACACCTCAGCTGAGATGATATTCATCTCACCAAGGCGAGCCCCGAAGGGCTCACCTAGTTCAGCTAGCTTGTTAGCATCCAGCCCAGCCAGCCCAAGAGCTGCAGCTACCTGGGAGTGGAACACCTGCAAGGAATTATAGACAGCCAGCAGCTCCTTGTAGACGTCAGTGTCCTTAACCTGCGGGACCCGAGGAAGCTCTAGCTTCAGCCGTGAATTAACATAGCTCATTCTATCTCCCCTTCCGGCACCATTACGACAGAGAACCCAGTGAGGTCGAACATGCCCTCGATGTGGATGTTATGGTAGGCTCCAACTGAGGAGCCAAGGAACCAAGCCGTCAGGCTATCAGGATCATACGAACCCTGGTACATAGCCACAGGAAGCTGGAACGGAGCACGCCTGAAGGATACAGAGTCTCCAACATACATATCAGGAGACTCCATAACTCCCTCTGTCGTCACCTCCTGCACGCTACATTCCCGCCCACGACGCAGCTGAATCTTACCTATCACAGCCACTGACTTATGGTTATCCACACCGACGATATTGAAGTCCAGAGTACTGATAGCTCCGTTAGCCTCCAGCACCCCGAAGGTCTCCTGACTTGGGAGAGATGCAGTGATCTTCATCTGGTCAGCAGGCACCATAATTTCCACAGCAGGAATTACCACATCATCGTAGGGAATCCAACCACCTGAAGTAAGGCTCTCATTGATAGTGAATATATCAACGTGATCCTTCTTTAGCCTTCCCCACCGACGAAGCGCAGTGTCATACACCAGCATGTGAGTTAGGCCAACCACGCCGAACGAGATCACGAAGTAACGGCTGGCTACATACCCAATCTTCACATTCAAGCGGGACAGGAACGAGTTCCGCTCAATCATGTGAGTAGTGTAGTTATAGTTCTCCACTGTCCTGAGAGCCAAGAAGTCTGATATCTCAGGGAAGATCGGAACAGCAGCCTTCACTCCAACAAGCTGGAGGCCGCCAGAACCAAAAGCATACACAGCGTCCACCCCAGGAGCTGTAGCCACATACTCCAAGTCTGTGATTCCTGCGCTGTTCTCAACCTCCGAGAACATGTACGGTGCCGCAGTGTTTCCCGTCTCCTGGCATGAAACCACATTCTCGGCAGCATAGATGAAAAGCCCGAAGCTGGTGGACTCAACGAGGAGAATATCCCCGCGTGTATACTGGATCTTTGTGGAGCCTGCGCCTGTCACAAGGCTTGGCGTGAAGTCCAGTGGGTCAACCTCAGAGCAGTACAGCAGGGTATCTGAGGTATAGGCAAACAGCCGGCCAACGGAAGCTACGATACCTTTGATCACAGAGCCTATGAGCCCTACAAGCGTGACAGCTGAGATGCTGCCGTCGTCATTAAACTTGTAGGTGCCATAGTACTCAACGTGGAAGTACGTGGTGCCGTTGATTCTTGTGATCGTAAGCTCCCAACCGGACGGCCAACCAACAGCAGTCCGGTCAACCCAGGTAGCATCTGCCACAGACTTCACATACAGCTTGCCTGAGGTGGTCACAGCCCAGAAGCCGAACTCGTTGGTGGCAGTCCGGTAAGTACCGCCTCTCCGAAAGTCAGTAACTCCGGAGAGGGCAGGCAGCCTGTTAAAGTAACTCACGGAAGTTACCCCGCGAGCCATCGGCATGATGTTCTCGCCGAAGATAAGCTGAGGCTCCGTAAGCTCCCACGGAGCCTCAGTAGGCTTAATCTCCTGCCTGAGCTTGGCCATCCCTTCCTTGACATACACCACCGTAGGCCCAGCATGGGTGCTGAGCATAGGCACGTTGGCGCTATCAAGCGTTAGTCTTACTGGAATCCTTGCCATTTTTATCTCCAGACATCTTTGTCAGGTATGCATCTGCAGCCAGGTCAAGCTTGGAGAATACATACCGCGTACCCTTGTGGCCCAGATACACACTGATAAGCCAGACCAGACGCTCATCGAGATTGAACAGGCTGGAGATCAAGTACGCACCGAAAGCTATCCCTATGCACACCACGAACTCAACAGACTCAATCACGAATGATTTAACACGCTTGGAGTGAATCCTCTCAAGCAGCCGTGACAGATAAGCAATGGAAGCAGCAGATAGCAGCATGATCCAGGTCACCCGTTCCCAGTTATTAGGGTCTTTATCCAGCATGTCAGCTCTCACAGTGCGGTTACTAGGTGCACATCCAGGAAATTGGCTTCAGGGAGTAACGGGTTTATATCAGCATGCCCATCTCCACCTGAGTACGAGAATTGAATAACCTGAAGCTCGATGTAATCCCCTGCGGCTAGTGCAATATCGCAACTCAAAGAAGAGCCTGAACCAGTATCAGCAATATGCTGAAAATACATGTAAGGTCCGGCCTTTGCAAACGTGCCGTTCTTCCTGATCCGCAGTTGAGTGCGGCAGGAAGTTGGGTAGCTGCCATAGGTAATAAGTTCGATACCCGCCTTGACAGAATACACACCAGATACCGGAACAGTGATGCGGTGAGGATTGCCCAGTGAGAACATGCTGTGACTATCGTATATCTCAGTGTCCCATGGCACTATTGATCCCGCAGCTCCAACACCGGGGATTTGATGGATTGTAGTCCTACGTACAGACACCGCCGGAATCTTGGTTGGGATCAGCTTTCCGGAACCCCCAGGAGCTAGGATTAGGTCAGCATTCGACGAGGCGCTATTCGCACTGATAGTAGCACCTGCAACCCCTGCAGAAAGAGTGGGCCAAGTATTAGTTCCAGCCGGAGAATAAATCTCAGCTACAATGCGCCCGAACGATCCGGCAGTGAAACGGAAAGTTCCGGTTCCTTTAAGGTCAAATCCCATATCAGGGTTGGCATCAGCACCTCTTCCAGCCAAAGCAGGAGCAAATCCCGTTTCTCCACCTAGAACTTTAATGTAGTTATAGATAGGCGTACCGTAGCTATTACCGCCAAGACATACACCTGCATCATCTACTTCAAGCCTGTCGTAGATACGGTCGTTGCCGTAAGATCCGGGGCCAATAGTGACTTTAGGGGCATTAATGCGAACAGGACCATACATCGTATTATGAGTACCGCCATTCCAGATGCAGAACTCATTCTTAATGTTAAGGGCCATACCTCCGTTAGTCTCAATTCCACCTGCGATACCTTGAAGTCTGAAGAGAGTTACATAAGACCAAGGACCATAGGTACGGAAGAATCGGATAGATACGTTACTCTGCACCCCAGCTGATGCAGAGAGTACAAGCTTATTAACTCCAGCAGACTCTGGGCCCTGAGAAACAGTGTAGCGAGTCCCGTTAATAATGGCGTACATATGATCGCCAGAATAACCTGCAGGCCAAGCATCACCTGAGACCCGTACAACAGAAGTCCCAGAAGTATTACAAATGCCTTCGCCTACTTCATACGCACGATACCAAGGATAGCTCTGTGCAGAGGTTACAAAGCTCGGAGCACCGCCAGCGAAGGTAGTAACTGTAATTTGAGTAGGGCTGATAATACTAGCGACTTTCCAGACTTCTCCATTCCACCCGATATGATCGCCGACGTACAAATTAGTCAGGTCATACGTGCCGTAAGTGGCCTCTAGGATGTTAGGAGAAAAGCTACGAGCAGCAAGAGCTTGACAGCCTGGATACAGCTGTACTTGACAAGGGCCCTTATCTGGCTGGGTAATCATCCAGTTATGCTGGCCAGTCCAAGTACGCATACCAGAGGCCCCAGCATTTGCCCATAGAACACCCCCAGCATAACTAACTTCGTGAGTATTAGTAGAGCCTACAACTACTGACTTACCTAGCTCCATTTTACCAGAGCCGGTATCTCCCCAGAACTTACCTGGGCCACTCACAGAGGCGCGGCTAATTGCATAGCGAGTGGCCCAGTTAGCTACATAGAAATTACCAGCAGGAAGCCAGATAGGCTTACCTGTAGCAATTGCAGCCATTACAGCTGTGTCATTAGAAGTACCAGCTCCTGTGCCATCGGCCGCAGGAACAAAGTCACCTACAGCACCGAAATCGGCGATGTTTGCGTAGTACTCAGTCCCGCCACCACCGCCGGTACCAAGCCCGTTAACTTTGCCCTTGAGGGCACGCAGCTCAGCAGGCATGTCAGCAACGTAGCGAGTGTCCAGCGGCTCGCTAGAGTTGTTAGGGTCAATCGTATAAGAGCCAGTAGGCATGGTTATCTCCCGAATACAAGGTTGTTCTGAACAAGAATCATGCGCTGGTCTTGAGCGTCCTGCGCAGAGGCCCCAGCACGCTCTGCATTACCAGTGGTACGGTACAGCCGAGCGAGCGCATCGTGAATGATAAGGTACGGATAGTTCCGCATGATCCAGCTCTCAGGAATAGGATCAGTGATGGTAGGGTATGCAAGGTAGCAGAACACAAAGCGGCGCACGCTACCTGGGGTGTCACCTAAAGCTACCTGAATCACATCCCCGATCTGCATAACTGACGGAATGCGCTTCACGCCGTAGCTGTCCATAGAAGCTTCAACGGTATCATTCAGCGGCAACTCAGCACCAGCTGTGCCGGAAGTCTCATCGTAAAGCTGAACGCTGATGGCATCGCGGAAATTAGCGAAGCTAGATGTAACAATGCCGTAGGAACTGCGTACTCCGCCACATACCAAGGCATCAGTAACAGCTTCTACGGCATCTTTCATGAACCGATCAGTGGTGTGGGCTCTGTGAATAGCTTCCTTGATCTTAGCTTTCACATCGTCCGCTTTGTCTGGCCTCTTGAATAAGCTCATAACTTCAGCGAATATCTCATTATACGTCATGACTACCTCCTTGAAATAAACTCTACAGTGGGCACAGAATGCCCACCATGCAGCTTACTTAGCGGCAACCGGCGGAGCCGGAGGAGCGTCTTCGCTGTTGGAGCCGTTGCTCACAGCAGCAATGGTGCGAGTGCTGGAGATGCCACCGAGGTCATGCTGCTTGCCGCCAACGGTGATCGCACGCTTGACAGTGTCTTCGGCTCCACTGTTGATAGCAGCAGCTAGCGCCTTAGCGCCTTCGCCGCCGACGTCAGACAGCGCTGCTGCAACTTGAGCAGCCATGACAGGATCACGTGCAAGTTGCGTAACGATGTCAGAGACACGGCGAGTTGCCGGATCAACGTACTGGGCGTATTCTTCCCATTCATTCTCCGTGGCCTCCCAAATAGCAGGACCGAAGCCGCCGCGCTTGAGCTCACGAGTCATGTACTCAATAACGTCGCTGTCCTTCGTGTGCAGCCAGCCGTCCTTGAACACAGCCTTCTCGCCACTTGGCAGGATGACGTTGGCAGCTTTGCCAGTCATGCGGTACAGCTTACCGTTCTGTTGCAGTTCCATCTTCATCTCCTAGGTATTGTGCTAGGGAGGTATTTCACTCCCTAGCGGTGTACAGCTAAGCCGCTATTAAGCAGCCGCCGTCATGTTGGTGATAACAGCGCAGGACGCAGGGTTCTTGTGGGTGATCGTGCATTCGGTGGTGTAGGTGCCGCCGATAGCGTCGATACCGTTGTCAACAGCGGTCTCTTCGCCCTTGGCATTGAACGCCTTGTGGTCAGTCTGGCGGCCTTCGAGGTACGCAACACGCAGCTGCGGTACATTGAGGACCAGGCCCATCTTCTGGAGATCCGGGTTCACGTTGAACATCGGGTGCTCCATCAGCACGTAGCGACCACGGGTAGTGATGAACGTGGTGAAGTTCAGGCCGAAGCTGTTGGTCTGGGTGCTCTCGTTGTAAACAACGGTGGAGCCACCAGCAGCAGCGTAGCCATACAGCCGACCCAGGTTGTTCACAACCTTGCGGAAGTTGGAGCCGCAGAGGATGACACGCTCGTTACCAGAAGCATCAGTTGTAACTTGGTTCTGCGTGCCGTCAACAGAAGCTTCCAGCTGCGCCCAGGTCGTAGTCGCGCCCATGTGGGTGACGTTCGGCGTCGGTGCGTAGGGCGGGTAGAAGGCAGGATTGCCGATCATCTGGATCAGACCGTCCATCAAGTGGAACGGCTGGTTGTTACGGGTGCCCATGTAACGCTGGCCGAAGATGAAGGCTTTCTCCAGCGCCATGGCGTGGAAGGAGCCACCGTCCATCTTGTTCTTGCCAACGGGGTCTTGGCCGGTGATGACCTTGGTAGCAGCAGCAGAGCCGGACAGAGCCCAGGTATCACGGAAGATCTGCGTATAGTTGCTGACCTTCAAGGG